TTCACCGTCATCAGAGAATGACCACTTACGGACTTCCTCTTTTCCTTGACGTAGGTCAACAACCTTAACAGGTCCACCAAGGTTTACGTTCTCCTTAGTCATAGGGTCAATCCAGTCCCGAATGTCGTCGGCTACCCCACGCTTGATTTTCATGTACTTACCAATACCGAAGTCAGTGTTACCCTCATTGATACGAGAGTTGCCCATGACTGTGGCCTTAAAGCCATCCATCATAAGTTTGTCAATTTGCTCTTGGCTGGTAAAGTATGCATTGACGACATACTGACCACCTTTCTTAGCGATCTGTTGCTGCCATTGTGGTCCATCTAGATTACCCATATCTGCATTCTCTGGGAATACTTTAGCATATTCTAGAACCATATCGAGTGTGTATCTTGCCATGTTGTCGAGTTCCTTTTCTTACACTGGTAAATATATATAGTAACTTTTTTTAGCTACTGTAAACATTTTCTTTACTAATGAATATCTGCATACGTTCTTCCGAACTGAACATCTATCCCAAGTGGTACATTTAACTGCAATTCATCATTGAGTAAATCAATGGCAGTCTGCATTTTTTTCTTTGTGTTTTCTTCTTCTCCTTCTTCTGTCAGTACAATAACCTCGTCGTGAAATTGCCCTATGGTCTTTAATAGGAACCCACGACAATACATAACCCAACTGTCGAAACAGTAAACACCTGTAGACTGGTTCAAGGTACTAAACCTATCTTTATCTGACCTTAGTGAATGCCAGAAGCCAGACACAGGATTGTAAAGCCAATCAGAACCAAATAGATTTCTAACGGTTGCATCTTTACTCACTTTCTCTACAGACCAGTTACGTGACCAGAATGCGTCTAGGAGCGTCTGTGCTTCGCTCTCAGACATGCCTGTGTTTCTGGCTAGGGTTTGCTTACCTACACCATAAGTCGCACTGTAGTTCACCACCTTGTAGTTCTTACGTAGTGCCTTGAGGCTACGTTCCCCTGAGTTGTGTTTGTCGATGTCCTCTTGTGTGACGACACCTGCGTGTTTGGCAAGGTCAAGGTGTGGGTCGAACCCATCCTTAGACATTTCCTCGACATAATCAGGGTCTAGAGGTTTCATGTAGTGCCGCTTGGTTGTGTCCTCTAGTGATGTCATGTCGGCACCACACAGAGTGTAACCTTCTGGTGCTGTCAGGCATTCTCTTATCTCCCATCCGTATTGTCGATCAACCGATGGCAAGTTGACACATGGTCTGGCGTGACGAAAGCGGAAGGTGTTAGTAAGCCCTGCAACAGTAGCTTGCACGTATCCACCGTCCTCTGATTCAAGTAAGCCCTTGATAACTCCAATACGGTGAGAAAGCACAGTGAGGCCATCAAGCAAACTAATAGAGGGTTCCTGTTCAGCCAACTCACGAACGGACTCACAGAGTTCTCCGTCTTTACGTATTTGTTCCAATTTCCTTGTGGAGCCATCAGCTTCCCTCATAAACTTGAATGTACGTGGTTCCCACCCTAACATGAATAGCCACTCTTTTACCTGTGACACAGAACTAGGGTTAGCACGATCCTCACCAATCTTGACTTTCAGGCTCTGGGTACTCGTCGGGACCTTGTGATCCTTGCAGAGTTGTTCCCACTTGGCACCGTTTGCAGACAAACTTCCGTCCTGTTTGTGGTACACCTTTGGTCTGTTCCGTACAGCGTAGTTGATGACCTTCGGCATAGCATTGGCAAGTGCCTCTGTCTTGATTGCTTTTAGTTCTTCCCACTGCTTTAAGTGGGCTTGTGCTTTGGGTACGTCTAATTTCCATCGTAGGGCCTCTTGCTCGGCTGCACACTGTAACTTGAACGTCAGGTAGTCGATCAGCTTCCACTTGTTTTCACTGTCGGGGTACAGCTTGTTTAACTTGATGTCTAAGTCACGCCATAGTCGTGTGTTGATCTTAACGTCCTCGTTACAACGGTGGGCATATTCCTCTGGTGTAAGGCTGTTCCAGTCCTTGATCACTGGCTTTGGTACACCATAGTCAACACCATAACCTTCTAGGCCATGTGACCCACGGTTGAAGTTGAGGTACCACGACAAGGCTAGAGTATCGACTAGCTTTGCCTTGATCTTAACCCCTAGGACTTTTTCCACTTGAGGGATGTCAAAGCGGATGATGTTGTGTCCTATGAGTATGTCTGCTTCCTCAAAGAAGATACGCATAGCCACATAGTCGTGGGTGTGATGCACATTTCCATCGTCCCCCATCCATGATAACACGTGTATCTTACTGGCATTCAGTCCATCTGTTTCTATGTCAAATACTGGCATCACGTCCCCTTAGATATTTTATAGCTTGTTCTAAGCCTTCAATGTCATCACCTAGGCTTCCTATGCCTGTATTACAAGACCTACACAACCAACCTCTAAACTCTTTTGTGTTATGATCGTGGTCAAGCATAAGTTTTTGTTCTAACCTTCCACAACAATCACATCTTCCATTTTGTGGTGGTGCTGTCTTCTTTAAGTAATAAGCTGTAGAAATTCTCTCTATATGGCAATCCTTACAATACTTAAATATATTGCCTGTATAGTGAGGGTGACTATAATATTCAGACAAGGGTTTTTCTTCACCACATAGACGACACACTTTTGTTTCGAGTTCTGAGAGGTCTTCTTCTGGTAGTTTAAAAAGATCGTACTGCATTACAAAACCTCTCGTAGTGTGAACGTATCATAGTTAAACTTAAGTTTACCTGCGTAACCCTCTTCGGATGACGGACGGTTCTTCTCAATCTTAAGATACGTTGTGTTGCGTTCTTCCATGTCGTCTGACTCTTTGTCACGGTGTAGGTTCACAATGACACTAGCACGTTGACCAATCATCTTACAATACTTGAAGTCTCCATTCTCGTTAGTGTGTCCGATAGACACGATACCTATGTTAAGTTCCGCTGCCAATTTTGACAGTCGGACGGACAGGTCTGCCAGTTGTTGTTCTTTACTATCCTCAGTGCCAGTTATGACATCTTGGATAGGCTCAAAGAATACAAACTTGCAATCACATGCCTGACTAAAAAAGCGAATCTGATCGCACAATTCGTCGGCCCCCTGTCCGTCCCCCAAGTAGAATTGATAGAGGGTCTCCCCCTTCGTAAGGTCCACGATAGCCTCACGTACTTCTCTATCAACCCCCTTTTCTTCGATTAGGTCACGGCGTGTTACATTGTCCTTCATATGGTAGGACGCAAGTCCTAACAATGAACGTAGTTTGGTTTCCTCTAGGTGCCACGTAGCGATAGGGATGTCACGTTGTAGCATCTGGTATTCAAGGTAACGCATAAGTTCTGTCTTACCAATTCCTGTGGGTGCCTTGAACATCGTGAAGTGTCCCTGCATCAGACCCAAGATTTTGTCGTCTAAGGCTTGGATACCTGTAGGTACATATACGTGTTCTGGCGTGTCCTCATACAGTTTCAAGAACTGATCAGCAGTATTGATGATATTCTCTGGTGTATGCTTGATAGGCTTCCACCACGACGATTTAAAGTCCTGGGCTTTACCTGCTTGTAAGAAGTCATTAGCATCCTTGTATGTGCCATGATCTACACGGTAGACCCTATTAGGAAACAGTCGGCTCATACGGTCTGCAAGTGCATTACCTGCATCATCGTTGTCTACCGACAGAATGATCTTATCAAAGCTATCTAACCACTCCTTACAGTTCTCCCACAATTTCTTCGATGGGGTAGCAGACGGTAACGACACAACAGGTGTAGTCCAATTAGACTTAAGCATCTGCCATGCAGACATAGCATCTAGTTCACCCTCTGTTATTGTGACAAATTTACTACACCCAGCAGGGAATAGGTTCATACCAAACAACTCGTCACCCTTGAAGCCATCCTTGGTAAAGAACTTCTTGTCTGCAAGCATACGCACTTTCTTTCCACCAGAGGGGTAAGTATACTCTTGCGTAAAGTCGTCAGTCACGACATCAAATTCTTCCATAGTCTTTGCAGTGATACCACGAAACTCTTTATAGGTTTTCTGTGACGTAGGTACAGGACGTATCATACTACGTAAGTTATCAAATCCGTCTTTTTCCATTGTAGGGTACTTCTCCTTTGCCCAAGGGTGCATTGCGTCCTTTGATGGATACTTACGACCACAACTATGACAATAACCAAAACCACCTGTATTGTAATTAAAAGCATCTGACGACCCACACTCAATGTAAGGGCATTCTGTATGTGGATTATCTGTCATACTATAGTTTCCTTTTGTTGTAGTTGTAGTTGTAATACCAAAGGGGGTACTTAAGTATATAGTAACTTATTTTCGTTCCTGTAAACTTTTTAGTACATTTATTACTGATGTGTGATGTTTGTGCCACACTTGATGACTTAGGCCAGTTTCCTCTGATAGGTCCCTAGTACTTTTACCTAAGACATACATATCATGCAGTAGCTTCTGGTCCATCTCAGTTAATTTACTTATGTTTCGTCGTAAGTGTTTAACCTCAGACAACAACTCATAAGCCTCTGCGTGATCTGATGTCGTGACTGTATGGTCATACACCTCATGATCTGTTTCCTGTACCTCTGCTAACTCTTTAGAGCCTGTACGTGGCGGTAGAACGACCAAACGATTCTGGAAGTTAGCCCACAGATTAGAACGGAACCTAGCCTCAAAGAAGCAATCTATCCCCTTTACGCCACTTTCTCTGGCTTCCATGAGGTAAACCCACGCCTGTTGATAGACATCATCGTAATCCTCTGTGTTGTAGTTACGTGCAATGTTGTGTGCGTATTCGTGAAACTGTTTATCCATCTTGTTCTCCCTTTACGCAGACTAGCTGCATGTTGTCCTGTACCTGATCCTCATATAGTTCAAATGCATAAAAGCAATCATACATCGACTTATACTGACCCAACATTTCCACTGACGGGGTACCTTGGTAGACCCATAATACTAACAAAAACCACGACATCATTCTTCCTCAAGGCAGAAACCACAGAAGTCTGACTGTGCTGGCCCACCACATGATACACAAGTTTCCCAATCACCATCATCCATTAGTGCTGCCCACGACACAGGGTACAGCTTTAGCATCTCACCATAGATCACAGAGGCTACAATCTGTGTTTCAAACTGTGTGTCTTTTGCGCAACGCAGTTTACACATATCAGCCCATGCGTCCAACGATCCCGACCAATACCATGAAGTCATCATGTTCTGAGGTAATATAGAACGTGCTTGCTCTGGTGCGACCCCTTCCTTGATCATCAGGTCATATGTCGTCAGGGCATTACGTAGGGTAGCATGGAACATCATGTCAGCCTCATGGCTAATTTCCATCGGACCCCCTGAACCCTGCTTAGAATGTTCTGGTTTGCTGCGCCAGTATGGTTCGTAGAACGATGGTTCGTAGTTGACGTATCGACGACTGATCTCATTCCACCGTAGGAACTTATGCTTCACAAGTTGTCGTGCAACAAACACTGGTGCATCGACACGGAAGGTAGCAAAGCCGTGTCCAAACGGGGACGTATGCTTATGCTTGGCTAGGTAGCTGATCAAACGTATGTCCTTGTCCTTTAGCTGCCTATATTCCCCTGAGTGGATTTGTCCTACCCAATCTGATGTGTTAGCATAGGATACACGTGCTGCCTTTACGACAGTCAAGTCATCACCCATGTAGTTAATTAGGTCTACGTTGATTTCACCCTTTTTCATTTTGACTACCTCTAAATCTGTGCTTAAAGAATACAATCGTATTCAGTCCTGTATTTATGGTTACCATTAGCAGTATCCACCACTGCCACCAAACTAATCCACCGACTTCAAACATTTTCCTTTACCTTTGTGTTTACGTTTTCTGTGTGATATAGGCTTCTTTTTGTCAGGGACAACCCTAGGCTTGTACTTGGGTTGCCTCAAGTCTTTTGCCATAGGGTTGCTCCTACGCATTAGCTTATACCGTTGTGCTGCTTGATTTTGTTTAGTAGGAACTTGTGACGGTTCGTTCTAGTAAACAGATCATACAGACGCTTTAGTCCCATCTTGGGTGTTATAGACTTTTGACCAAGACACGCTTGTTCAACTATATCAGATTCCATAGGCATAATCACATGCTGTAAATCTACTGGTCTATCAAACTTAACATAAACTAAAGGTTCCCCTGCCTCTAATTCAAATTCATAAGGTATGGTAGTTGCAGATAGCGTCCGAAACCACTTGCTAATGTCCAACACACCTGCGACACCATACAGTTTATTATGATGTAAGAAGGGCGGTAGTAACTCTATGTTACAAGTATCCTCTGCTAACAACCGTAAATAAAAGTTGTTAAGTATTTGGACATGATCTGGCGTTTCTGTGTTATCCCCTATGTATTGCCACTTCTTTTGACCGTGGTCATCAATTTCAACAGAGTGACCCCAGATAGAATTACCATCAGCTTTTTCACCCATTTTCTCTACTTTTACACGTGTAGGCGCACGTAACACATATACGTTTTGTATGTAGTTGTTAAACGAAGGACACTTAGATAGGTCCTGATTGTGAGGCAAGTCATGCAGGGACTTCTGCACAGGTTCTAAATCAAGGCTCAAGCCAAGGGGGTGTCCCTCGACAGTGCCATAATATACTTTAGTTTTTTCCATTTACCATTTCCTTCTATTTTTATTTAGGACATACAAACGTCCACTTTTACGTCCACTTTTACGTCCAATTTACCACTTTCTTCTAGTTTTCCACCATACCCAACACTCACTGCAATGATACTTACCAAAGATACCATCTATCAGCCACACAATGTTAGGTCTTTTGTCTTTCTTCCACTGCCAATTACGTGCAGAGAACGTCTGGTTTTGTGATCCACCTAGTAGGACGTTTAATAGTACACTTAGTACTGTAACTACCCTAAAAAGATACCTCACCATTTTCATCGTAGGGGTTACGGTAGTATCCCTTACTAAATACCTCTTTATAATATTCACGGTTGTACGGTCCTTCTAGTTCTTCTAGTTGCTCTAATGGGGTGGGCATCAGTAGCCCTAGTTCATCTGCCATCCACTGCGGTATAGAATGTGTGTTCTCCAATGGTTCCATCCTTTAGATAGTGTTTCGTCCAGTAAGGTTTTATACCAACCCTGTGATAATGTGTGCTAGTTAGACCGATTCGGTGTCCTTTGTCAACCTCTATGGCTACCTCTACGGCTGTTTTGTAAGCAGATTTCTCCAAGTCATTCTTCATGTATTTCAATGGGTTATCACTCATTCCGTCATGTGTGAACGAAAACTGTTTTCTTTGGTACACGACATCACAAACATTATCAGGCCATCGGTCACTCTCAACACGGTTCATGACAACATCACCTATGGCAAACTGTCCCTCTAACGGTTGGTCACGTGCCTCAAAGAATATCGCAGCTACTAGACACTCAATCATCTTCATTATCCAAGTAAAACGGTGGCGGGTCCATTGTCAGTGCTTCTAGGTTCATAGCGACAAAATGACTGTATCTGAACCTAGATAGAATACCACGGTAGATGGGGTTAGCATTGTACTTCTTGGCTATCTCCAATGCGTCACCTAGGGTGTACGGTATTTTCACTGGTAGGGGTATAGCAGGTTTTGCTCTACGGTTACTCTGCGCATCAGCAGGGACTGCTGCTACTGTGTATTGGCTTACCATGTCATACTGCCTCATTAGTTAATTTCCACCACTGCGTTCTCATTAAAGCATTTCCACTTCTTCTCTGCGACAGAGTAGATAGGGATAAGTGCATTACTTTTCAAGGTTTGACTTACTTTTTCACCTTTTGCATTACCTATGATCTTGCTGCTAGGCTTGAATAGACCATTGATGGTACGTTCTGTACCGTCCTTCTTAATGAATGTAACTGTGGCAAACTGTGTGCCTTTGGCTGCTACTGCTTTGCGTACTGTTTCTACTGGTAGGGTCATGTTAGTTCCTTTCTATTTCTACTGAGGGGTCTACCTGATTCGCTAGTCAATGTCAACACCATAATCTTTGTCACCGTATGGTTTTTCTTCGTAACCCTCTAGGTATGACTCTAGTTTATATGTATCTGTACGGTCAGGGTTACGTGGACGACCATAATATGCATCAGTTGCACCACGTTCGTACTCTGCTTCTACTTGGTTCTGATATAGTCCGTTTACTTTACCCATGTTGTCCTCCTAATTTCCACTGCGGGGGTGATTCGTAAGTAGATTACCAATTTCCACTGTGGGGGGGTAAGTCTATATTTCCACTGGCGGGGGGTCCTTATTTCCACTGTGGGGGTCCTGTGATATTTTTGCCACACCTATACGAATTTGACCAGGCTAATACGAAAGTAGTGATTCGCTATACCAAAGGGTATGTCAATAGTACAAAAGGATAGGTTGACAGGATATTTAGTATATATACCGATTCGGGTAGTGATTCGGTAATACAAAAGTGCTGTCAATAGTACTTTAGTATAGGTTGACAAGGAATTTGATATAGTGTGGCTAAAATACAACGATTCGTAACAAGATTCTCCTTGACATAGATTTACAGTTGACGAATCGGTTGACGCACGATAACGCACGACGAATCGATTCGCTAGGTGATTCGGTATTTTTTAGCACGACAAGATTCTGATATTACAACAGTCAATTTTGCATGGCTGCTATGTATAAAACGCAATAGTTTAATCATTAAACTAATGAGTCGGAATCCACCAACACAAACGGTTATCGGGATAGGAACCGAGCCTCAGAATCACCTTACCATGATTCGGGCATAGGAGTCAATAGGCCCCAAAACCCCTCAAAAATGGCCCCAGAATTGCGAAAAGGTTCCAAGGTGGTCTAGGTCGAAAAAGTGATTCCCCGCAGTCCTGACGTGTCAACCCCATAATGCGACATAAAATGATCAATTTGCGACATGGTGCTTGTGTATATATAACTATACGGAGTCACGGATAAAAATTAATGTTTGACTCCCAATGCGAATCAAGGCAAGGTGGAATCATCAAAACACAAACCACGGAGTCAAAAATGTTTCGATATGTCACAATTCGCCTAAATGATCCTAAATCAGTTGAGGCCGCAGAAAAGCGCAAGGCAATGTTAGAGTCGGAGGGATGGACTCTTATTCATACGTCAACAGGCGAAAATGATGCATTGCTTTCATATTCAGACAATCCCAAACTAGTTGACGCAGTAAGCGAATCAGCGTAATTTAAACTTAGAACAAACGACAAAGGAGTCACAAAATGTTCAATTCAATTATCAAAACCGCCCCGTTAAACGATGGCACAAAGGGCTTTCGCTTTGTAGTATTAGGCACAATTTCAGGTTTTTACCGCAAACGCTCAACTAAAAACCGCTACGAATTGACAAAGGGAGTCGCAACAGTTGGGGCGCATTTTGGCAAGCGTTCAATCGCTTGTAATTACCGCCAATCCTTGCGCAAATTCTATCGCTTGTGTGGCGCATAAGTTGCTTTAGTTATGGGGCTTGCGAATCGTTTGCCCCATTGATAAAATAACTTATAAACAAACCAACGGAGTCAAAACCATGAAAACCCTTTTACTACAAACCGCAACTTTTTTGATTTGGTGCTTTACCCTAGTTGTTGTGTGCTTTGCACCATTTTACTTAGATACTGCGGAGGCAATCGCCGCTATGTTGTGCGCTACTGTTGCCGCCTTTGGTATTCTAACTATTCTATTTTGGGAGTCTCTATAATGTTACGCTATAACACCGATTCAACCGATATTACTACAACTAAACGCCCCTATGCCCTAACGCTCAAGGCCGCCAAGGAGTCGGTCAATATATCCAAAGGTAATTCCAAAATGCCAGGATCAACATTTGCGCAAGACTCTTTCGCTTGTAAAGTTGGGAGTCGTTTGGCTAACGTTAAAGGATCAGTATGCGAGTCTTGTTACGCCCGCAAGATTCAACGCTTGCGCCCTAGTGTGAACAAGGGATGGACCGCCAACTATGAAAAGGCAACTCGATTGATAGCGACAAACCCCGCCCAATGGATTCGGGCTTGCGTGTTTCAAATCAACAGGATTGCCCACAAAACGGGCGAAAATTATCACCGTTGGTTTGACTCTGGCGATTTGGATTCAGTTGAACAACTTGACGCAATAGTTGCGGTCGCTTGCGCTACGCCCACGATTAAGCATTGGTTACCGACTAGGGAATTGCAACTTGTGCGCCAATGGCAAGCCCTGCGCCCGTGCAATCGCTTTCCGTCGAATCTAGTCGTCCGATTGTCTGCGCCTATGGTGGACTCTAAGCCCGTTAAAGGTGCCAACACTAGCACGGTACATAAGCACAAAGCCCCTATTGGCTACGCTTGTCCAGCCCGCACACAAGGCAATCAATGCGGTGACTGTCGGGCGTGTTGGGATGCATCCGTACCAAATGTTAGCTATCCGAAACACTAGGATAATTTCACAAGCATGACTCCCGCAACTTGGGGCGCTTTCGGGCGTCCCTTTTTTCGTTTGTGTTCCGTGGTTTGTCTTGTGTTATACTGTAACACTTCTACGGTGTGGCATTAATGCAACAGGCTGAAGAATCCTGCGCCGAATCGGTCCGAGCGCAAGAAAAACTTTTGTCAACCCCTTGACATAACATTAGTGGGACCCTCAGAATCATCACGGGTGATTCGCCAGCGGGGGCGCAACCACCTACATCTGCAAACTAAAAAATTCCAAGTGTGACTTTTATGCAACACTAGTAACCCCGATGACACCTATAGTAAAACAAAAAAGAATCCTTTGTTTACAACGACATATAAAAAAGACTACAAAAAAATGTTTACAGTGTGATAAAAAAGTTACTATATATATGTATAGAGGTACTATACTATAGTATATACGTAAGTTAAAACTACCCACATATTACCAATATAGATTACAACTAAAGTTCTACTATAGTACCTCTATACAGCTTTCCCAATTCAATTTAGGTGTCGTGGTCTAATGGACAAACTAAAGTATAGCGAAACAATCGCAAAAGCTGTCCGACAAGGCATTAGGAATGGTGTCGCTGTTAAGGACATTATGGCTTCTATCCAGAAGTATCAACAAGCACCCTCTAGTTCAGCTACATTCTATAAGCTGTATGGTGATACCATATCTCAAGAACGTGCAGATATTGTAGGTCAAATTGGTTCTGTCGTGATCCAACAGGCATTAGAGGGCGACTTTAAGGCTGCCGAGTTTTATCTCCGTAGTAAAGGCGGCTGGTCACCAACGCAAACAAACATTGAGGTTGAAGGGTCTTCTGATGACGATGAGGACGCAGGGGCAATCGACTCCTTGATGATACTCTTAGGTAAAAAGAATGACACTCCCGATAACAGCAAACGACCTTCGTCAACTACCCGACAGCGAAGTAGCGTACATACTCAAACAACTGGGTCCAGCACAAGCGGAAGAACTACGGTATAACTGGGAGTTCTGGGCTAGACCTGAACAATTAGAACCAGAAGGAGACTGGAATGCTTGGTTGGCTTTGGCGGGTCGTGGTTGGGGCAAAACCCGTGCAGGTGCTGAATGGGTACGCCACAGAATTAAAAAAGGCGATAAAATCGTACATTGCGTGGCTCCAACTAAAGGTGATGTTCGTCGTGTTATGGTTGAGGGAGACTCTGGGCTTCTGAATGTTTGCTGGAAGGGAGACAAAACATACCGTGGTAAATATATTGGCTTTCCTGTTTGGTCGCCAACCAACAATACGCTAACATGGGAAAACGGATCGAAAGCCGTGTTCTTCTCCGCAGAAGACCCAGAGCGTTTACGTGGTCCACAGGCTTACTCCGCTTGGACCGACGAATTATGTGCTTGGCGAAACGCACAAGAAACTTGGGATATGATGATGTTTGGCCTCCGTTTAGGTCGTAAACCTCAAGTTTTTATCACAACTACACCAAAAACTACAAAATTACTACGAAATATTATATCTGACCCCAAAACGGTTATTTCTAAGGGTTCTACGTTTGATAACGCAGCAAACTTAGCTGACACGTTCATTGATGCGGTCAAAAAGACCTACGAAGGTACAAGACTTGGTAGGCAAGAATTATATGCAGAAATATTGGATGAAGCCTCTGGTGCCTTATGGAATCGTGAGTTGCTCTTCAAGTGTGAAGTAGATCGGGACGAGGTGCCACCTCTGTCTCGTATTGTCGTGTCTGTAGACCCTGCCGTAACCAACAAAACTGACAGTGATATGACTGGGATTATTGTTGCGGGTATAGATCAAGAGGGTACAGCATACGTATTAGAGGATCACACTGGTCGATACAGTCCCAAGGAGTGGGCATCAAAGGCTATAGAACTATATCACGAACACATGGCTGACAGGATTGTCGCTGAACGTAACCAAGGTGGTGATATGGTCCGTCATACTCTGCAAACAGAAGATGAAAACGTCCCGATTAAGCTAGTACATGCTAGTCGTGGTAAGATGGCAAGGGCAGAACCTGTCTCTGCACTATACGAACAAGGCAAAGTAAAGCATGTCAAGGGACTTAACGACTTAGAAGATCAGATGGTACAGTGGGAACCTTTAGGGTCCATAGGCTCACCAGACCGTCTTGATGCTATGGTATGGGCTTTAACGGACCTCTCACTAAATGGATACGCAAAACCACAACTAAAACTAGCGTATTCCAATGCCAAAGGTTTAAGGTAAGATGGTAAAGAAACTATCAGCAACGGAAGCGGTCCAAGTATTAGGGGTCGCAGGTGACAACACACATAACGGTAACATCCGTGCAGACGAGTTTCTACCTGAATTACGTGGCAAACGTGCCATCCGTAAGTATCGTGAAATGCGTGACAACGATAGCACCATTGGTGCAGTCATGTACGCCACTGAGCAAGTCTTACGTGATGTAGATATTAAGGTGATGCCAGCCAATGATACCCCTGCTGCTAAACGTGAAGCAGACTTTGTGGAGAGTATCTTTAAGGATATGGATCACACCCTTGATGATCACATCTCTGAGGCTTTGTCGTCCCTAACATTTGGCTTTGCTTGGTTTGAGGTCGTCTACAAAAGACGTAATGGTACAAGAGATAGGTCAGAGAAGGGTAACTCTAGATATTCTGATGGACGTATTGGTGTACGTAAGATTGCTTCACGTGCGCCGTGGACTATCTCTAAGTTTGATGTAGACCAGAAAACTGGTGATGTCTTGGGTATTCACCAAGAAGGGTCAGGGTTCAACAATACTAACTATATTCCTAGTCGTAAAAGTTTGTACTACCGCACTACGGCGATTAACAATGATCCGTCTGGAAGGTCGATCCTACGTAATGCGTATACCTCGTATGAATATCTCAACAATCTACAGAGCATTGAAGCTATTGCTGTGGAGCGTGAGTTGGCTGGTATTCCTGTGGCTCGTATTCCTTCTGAGTATCTCAGTCCTGATGCTACTGCTGCTCAGTCTGGATTCCTCGCCAACCTTCAACAAATACTTAGAGATGTTAAGTTCAACGAACAGGGATACATTGTACTACCTTCCGACACCTACCCCGATAGTAACGGAAGTCCTACCACCACTCGACTAGTTGATGTAGAGTTGATGGCATCTAATGGTAAACGTAATATAGACATAGACCCGATTGTAAAGAGGTATCAGCACGACATTGCTCGTTCAGTACTTTCAGAGTTTCTTATGCTTGGTGGTGGCAACACTGGTTCATACGCCCTGTCCAAGTCTAAGACAGACCTGTTCCTTCGTGCGCTTGAGAGTTACATCCAAGCCATAGTCGATGTTCTCAACAAACAGTTGGTCGAACGCCTATGGGAGTTGAACGGTCTGAACTATGATCTCATGCCAACTATTGTTGCAGGGGATGTAGCACCACATGACCTGCGTGAAATTGCAGCGTTCCTACGTAACCTAAATGGTGCAAATATTGATGTGTCGTCACATCCAGAAGTAATTCAGGACTTGATGGACATCGCTGAACTTCGGTATGATCCAGAGACTGATGATACCGACCAAACTCAATTAGATAAGGAAAACTAATCATGGCTACCTTCAATAAGGTAAATGACTTCGTAGTCAACGCTGTACACAACATGGACTTGGAATCAGATCAAGTTGTTGTTGCTCTATCAAATACAGCACCTTCATCAGAAACTTCTGATCCATCAGCAGATGGCAACGGCATCTTAGGTAACGTAACACAAGTTGCTTATACTAACCTAAGTTCTCGTAATGTTACTACTACTTCGTCTACACAAACATCAGGAACATACAAGCTAGTTCTATCAGACATCACATTGACATCCTCTGGTGGTTCTACTGGTCCTTTCCGTTACGTGTATATCTATAACGACACAGTAGCAACACCAGCCGACCCACTGATCGGATATTACGACTATGGCTCATCATTGACACTAAACGATGGTGACTCACTAACAATCGACTTCTCAGCAGCTAACGGCGTATTACAAATCGCTTAAGAGGTACTAAAAAATGGTCAAGCTAGTCAACAGAGCCAGAATGTCCACCAGCACTACTGGCACTGGCACAATTACATTAGGTTCTGCTGAAAATGGCTACCAAAGTTTTGATGACGCTGGTGTACCCGATGGAGACATTGTACGTTACGTTATTGAGGATGGTGCTAATTGGGAGGTAGGTACAGGTACCTATACTGCCTCTGGCACCACCCTTACACGTACAGTTACAGAAAGCAGCAACTCAGACGCTGCCATTAACCTGTCTGGTAATGCAGTTGTCTTCATCGGCCCAGCAGCACAAGACTTTAGCCCGACCATTACACTCGCTGGTGATGCCAGCGGGTCTGTTACGCTTACAGACTTAGAAGATGCGACATTGACTGTTACCGTTGCTGATGACAGTCATAACCATACTATTGCTAATGTTGATAACCTACAGACTAACCTAGATGCAAAACTAGCTAAGTCTGGTGGTACCATGACTGGCAACCTTATCCTGAATGCTGATCCCACTACGGCATTAGGAGCCGCCACAAAAGAGTATGTCGATACGATTGCTGCTGCTGGACTTCATTATCACAATCCTGTTCGTGTTCAGACTACAGCTAACCTGTCTGCAACCTATGACAATGGTACAGCAGGTGTAGGAGCTACCCTTACAAACAATAGCACTCAAGCCGTTATTTCTATAGATGGGGTGACACTTTCAAGTGCAGACCGTGTTCTTGTTACAGAACAAACTAACGCTGCACATAATGGTGTCTACACAGTCACTAACGTAGGTTCTGCAAGCACTAACTGGGTTCTTACCCGTGCTACTGATGCAGACAGCTACGGTGCCTCTGATCCCGATGCACTAGGACAAGGCGATGCTTTCTTTATTAAAGAGGGTAATACAAACGCAGGTCACCTTGATGTTATGAATACTGAGGGTACAATTACCTTTGGTACAACTAATATTACTTTTACAGAAGTTGCTGAAACTACTGTTTACTCTGCTGGTACAGACATTACCCTGAGTGGCACTACGTTCAACCTTAACTCTACCATTGCAGCAGACACCACAGGTAATGCAGCTACAGCTACAGCCTTAGAGACTGCACGTACAATCGGTGGGGTATCTTTTGACGGTACAGCTAACATCAACTTAGCTGGTGTTAATACGACTGGTAACCAAGACACCACAGGTAATGCTGCTACAGCTACTGCTTGGGAAACAGCCCGTACAATTACTTTGTCGGGGGATGTCTCAGGTACAGCCACAGGTGTAGATGGTTCAGGTAACGTATCTATCACAACTACTGTCGCTGACGATAGCCATGCACACGTTATCTCTAACGTCGATGGCTTACAGACTGCCCTAGATGCTAAAGCACCTACAGCAAGTCCTACCTTTAGTGGTACAATTACTTTCCCAACAGGTCAGACCTTCGATGGTCGTGACGTATCTGCTGATGGTACTAAACTTGATGGTATAGAATCTGGTGCTGACGTAACAGATGCAACAAATGTGTCTGCTGCTGGTGCCTTGATGAAAACTGGCGGTCAGATGTCAGGTAACATCACTATGGCTGGCGCACAGACCGTTGATGGTCGTGACTTATCAGTAGATGGGGCTAAACTTGATGGTATCGAAAGTGGTGCCACTGCCGATCAAACAGCAAGTGAAATACTTACAGCGATCAAAACAGTAGATGGTTCTGGGTCGGGCTTGGATGCTGATACTTTGGATGGGCAGCAGGGAAGCTACTATGCACCTTTGGCGGCACCTTCACTTACAGGTGATGTTAAGGCGGTCAATATGTTGGCTGTTGGTACGTCAGGCACTCCAAGGCTGACAGGTCAATCTGATGTAATTGAGATTCATGGTAATACAGCCTCGTTCCATATGGGCGT